GTGAACATTAGTTTACCTAAGTCTCCTGTTGAACCAGGAATTGTTATTATCTTTGTATATTCTAATTCATCTTCAGGTAATAATTTTAATCTATAAATATCATATAAAGCACCTTTTTCTGTTTCTGTCCATAATAATTTTATTGCTCCCAAATCTCCTGTTGCTGATAAATCATTTGGTAAAGGCGGTGCATCATTATCAATTGCATATAATATATTTGTAGATTCTGTTTTATCAATACTTTCCATTCCACTATAATCAACACAAGATAATTTGTAATAATAACCTTGACCATTATTTAATCCTGTATTTGTGTAATTTGTTGTAAAATTGTCTACTTCTGCAATATTATAAAAATTAGTACCATCTTCACTTCTAAATATCTTATATTTCGCTAAATCACCATCTGGATTTTCATTTGGTATCCATGTAATTGTAATACTACCATTATAATTACATTTTGTATTAATATTATCAATTGTAGGTAATTGCGAAGGAGGAGCACCATCACCAGGAATAGCAGTTTGACCACTACCTGAAATATATCCATCAGAAGGCACAGTAATTTCATTCCATGATTTATTACCTGCTCTATCAATTGTATATATCCTATAATATCTATTATCAAATGTATCTCTATTTGTATCTGTATAACTTGTTTGTGACGTATTTACTATATCATATGTATTAAAATCTGAATAATCACTAACCCATATTCTGTAATTTGCTATATCTAAATCATTTGGTTTTGTCCAATTTAACATTATTGTTCCTATACCACCTGATATAATTAAATCACTTGGAGCAGAAGGATCAATAATATCATTTGCAGTTATTTGTTTCCAATTAGCTAAATTTTCCTCTAATGCTGTTTGATTGCCAGCATTATCAAAACAAGTAATTGTGTATTTATATGTTGTATTATGTAATGTAGTAGTATCTATATATGAAGTAATATTATAATTTCTAACACTATATATTAATTCTTTATCATCGAAAGTTTGAGTTGATAAAATTCTCCATATGTTATAACCACCAACACCAGATAATTCATCTGAATATCCTGACCATGATAATGTAATAGAACCATCATCATTTGCAATTGGATCATTTATAGTACCAATTATTGGTGCAGTTGTATCACTTGCTGTATATGGTGTCATTGATGAAAAACTTCCAGATAAATTACTTTGATTACTCTCATTTCCCCAAGAATCAACAGATGATATCTTATATTGATATGAATTACTAACATTTATTGACATAGAACTATCCAAAAATTGTAATTGCGATACGTTTGCCATATACATTTCATTACTTACACCATCAGAGTCATATCTATATACATTATACGATACTGCATCAGTAACACTATTCCAATATATAGTGATGCCACCAATTTTAGGTTCTACACCTGATATTACTGGTATACTTGGAGGAGTATTATCTACTGCTTGTATTGTACCTGTTGCTGGAATTGTTAATGCACTAGATGATATCATGCCAGAATTATCAATAGTATATATTTGATAATAATAATATTTAATTTTATCTAAATAACTATCAATATATTTATGTGTTGTACTTCCTATATGGTTAATTGTACCAATGTCAATACCATTGTCATCACCAGTTTTATCAGCAAAATTACAAGTATGTCTTATAATTCTATATCTTGAAGCATCAGAAGAACCAGATCCTTTAAATGTTAATACTAATCTACCATTACTATCAGACGTAATCGTTGGTACTGAAGGTGCATTAGGTGGTGTATTATCTCCAGCTATTACAGCTTGACCGTTTCCTGATAAAAAATCAATTGATATATTATTATTTATATCTATAGAATATATCCTATAATATCTTATACTAATATACGTTCTATCAAAATCAGTATAACTAGTAATATTAGTATCTATTGTAGATGCTATTACACTAAAATCACTAAAATTACTAATTTGTATTCTATATTTTGCTATGTCTTTATTTATTGGTGCTGTCCATGATAAATCAATTCTTCCCCATCCACCTTTAATTATTAAATTTGTTGGTCTAGATGGACGAATTGTATCTAATGCGGTAATAGATATTGGAGTAGTTGCTATTTTATTAGTTTCATTACTTTGAGTGTCATAAGCAGATACCCAATAATAATATGGTGTATTACTAATAGTATTAGTATCAATATATTCTAATAAACTTGGACAAGTTATAGAAGTTGTAGTTAAACTTTTTATTAATGTTGCTGTTGTTGAGTTATTAGTAGGAGTATTTCTCCAAATATTAAATCCTGATAAATCTGTATCAATAGGTTTAGCGATAGATATTTTTATTGTTCCGTCATTTATCGCTGTTAATGTTGGTGTTGATAATGTTGGTGGTTGTGTATCTGTTTGTAATGCATTAGTTATTAATGATTGAGTGGAAGATGATAATTGATCTTGTGGTATACCACCATTTGTAATAGTTAATGCTAAACCAGAAATTTCTATACCGTTTTGGTCTACTGTAAATGTTTTATTACCTTGAGTGTCAGAAGCATCGATTTGAAGATTTACACCACACAGAAGTTTTCCAAAAATTACCTCTGCTATCAAACCCAAAGGTGTCAGAGCATTTTTATAAGTATTCCCACCATCATTTGTAAACGCTAAAATATTATGTAATGCACGTAGAAAATTTAATTGGTCTGTAGGTGATTTAAGAGTTAATCCAAATCTATCAAGAGTGTAATTCTCATTGGTGCCTGAAACTATCATATTTTTATTTGCATTCCATTTATTGTTAATAATCTGATTTATTTCACTTGTTAACTGTGGTATTCCACTAATATTATACTTATTCATATCTACTGTAGTAGAAGTTGATATTGCTTTATTTAAATCTGCAATAAATTTTTGTTTATCATCTGATATTTCTTTACTGTTAGATATAGTTAAAGAACATTCTTGTTCCTCAAAGTTAAAATTAAATTCTATAATTTTTGCCTCTATCTCAATATTCATTTTTTCATAATATATCTTAACTATATCACCTAAATTAGTTGGTAAAAATTTATCCCATTTATCTTGTTCTTCAAATAAGGCAAGCAAATTTACTGTATTAATTTTAATATTTAATATCGGAGTAATTATTTTGATAAACTCTTTTTTGCCAAATTCGATCAAATCTTTGGCATTAGTAATACTATCATTAGATAATTCTTTTACAATTATATAATTATTCAATTCAATTATCTGATCTGCTGTAAAATTGTTTTCCATAGATAATATATTTCTTAATGAAGCAATTTGTAAATCAATATTATCTATTTCAATTTGTTTGTTATCTATTTCAATTTGTTTGTTATCTATTTCAATTTGTTTATTTTGTCTTTCTATTAATAAAGCAGAAGTGTCATCGCCATTAGCTTGTGCAATATCAAAATTATCTTGTATCACATCAAATTCTGTAAGTAATGTATTTAAACTATTATCTAATATAGTTAATTCATCTTGTTTTACTTCTTTTTGTTCTATTAATGTTGTGAATTCTGTATCATTACTACTTACTAAATCTTGATAATCTAAAATAGCATTTGATAACGAATCTGTAAAATATAAACTAGATTTTAACACATTTTTATTTTCATCACGTTCAAATGGATATAAAAATAGAGAGTAATTAATTAAATAATTTATTCCTGTGGAATTATATTCATTTATTGTTATATCATCTTTACCAAATAATTTTAAATGTGTACAAACATTATCATAATCTGGTTCGTAGTCCATATTTTGCAAATAACGCCCATATGAAAATGTTAAACCTTTGTAAGTTCCTAATTTTAATGGATCATAGAAATTTATTACTTTATTTTTATTGTCAAAAATTATAATACAACTAAATGTTTCTGCAATTTCAAATAAAAAATCAAGCAATGTTTTGCTAGACACAGAAAAACCTCTATAAAGTATTTGGGCATCGACATCAGTATACCCTAAGACCCAATTTGTTTCTGATAAAATAGAAGAATAAATAATACCATCTTCATTAAATCCATTAAATAATTGATTAATTGATTTTGCTTCAACAACATAATTTCTTATATTTTTATCTTTTAACTCATAAGCAAGAGAATAGCAAGTTATATTCTTTACATCATCGGAATCACTCATATTATCTTTTGGTTTGTCAATAATAAAATAATCTTCATATGAATCCAATATTATTTTTATGATATATTTATAAAGTAATTTATCTATATTTGGATTTTTTATTAACTCGTTATTTAAATCTATTTGAAATGGTACACTGAAATTTAATTCTGAAACTCCTCCGAATTTTAAATCTAATTCAATATTAAATGCTTCGCTTAGATTAGCAATAGTAGTACGTTCTATATTATTTTTACAAATAAATAATTGTGGTTTTGGAATAGGTTTACTAAAATCAATATCTTCTAAAAACACTTTTAATTCACCTCATTTTGAAAATTAAAATACAACACATTGGTATTTAATTTTTATCTTGCATTTTCCTACTACTTTTAAATAATTTGCTCCCCTAGATAATTCAAGAAATACATTATTAAAATTATCATATCTAAATAAATTTGATTGATCTGTTGTAATTGTCCCAGTTTTATTATCTATAAATACTATTTCTTCTGGCAATAAACTAGTGAATGCAAATAAAGAATTTGCATTAGAAAGATTAAAAATTGATACATTGCCTAAAATATTAGTTGAATCTACTTCAATATATAATTGAGGTAAAACATTCATATATCCATTATTGGTAAATGTAATATTTGTCTCATTATTAAAAGTACAATCATATATTTGTTCATATATTGGTGATAATGCCCAGGGATATTTACATCTAAAATTTAATTGAATATAACCTTGTTTTAATCCAGAATGCATGAGAGTAGGATTGTCAATAGGCAAACAATAAAATATTTTACTTAGATTTTCACTAAATTGTAATGGTTTATAATATGATGGTGTTAACCAATATAATGTTTGTGCAAGTTTATCATTGTCAAAAGTATCCTTAAAATAAAAATTTACTGGAATGGTCAAAGGTTCATATTGTATTTCTTTAAAACAAGGCGATGGATTGCCACGAACTTGAGTTTCAAGTATTGTTCTATTACCTTGTAAAGATTCTTCAAGTAGACCACTATCTAAATTTACATTATATAAATTCATCTCTTCGCTTGTTTTATTATCATAAATAAAATATAATGAATCTCTAATCGTCAAATAATTCACCTCACTTTTATATAAAATATAAATAGAGGCATAATTAAATGACTCTATTTATAAAATTATTATTTACCTATTTTATTTAATTCAGTTCTAATTGTTCCAAAAAATTGATTTAAACTACTTTGATCTTGTGTGTTAACTTTAGCAATATTTACATTCATTGTTATATTTGTATTACCTCCACCAACAGCTTGTGGTTGTAAATTAAAACTAGGTACAAAACTACTAACAAAATTTTGCATATTAGGCATAAAGTTTTTCATCACATTATTTTCTGGAATCGCTAATTCACCTTTAAGCATTTTTACAACAGATTCATTAGATTGAGTATTAAATAATTTATTTACTATATCCATTATTTTAGAAGGTTTAGTATTTGAAATTAAACCTCCCTCATGGTAAATATTTTTATCATACCAACTTTTAGCAGAAGTATAATTCATTCCTTGTAGTAAACTTTTAGCATCATCTGGGATTTGATCATAATATATTTTTGCTTCATTTTCTGCATCTTTCATCATTTGTTGATTACCAGTTTCGTATCCTTGTTGCCACATTTTTTTATCATATATTATATTATTGATCTGAGTTTTCCAAGGATAGTATTTACTATGATTACTAGAATTATTACTTGAATTATTATTATTACTAGAATCACTACTACCACTATTTCCACCAATATCAGAACCATTAGCATCATTTAAACTTTTTAATGCAGATAAAGCATTTCTAATTTGATCAATAAAATTAGTTTGAATATTAGTCCCTAAACTTTTAAATTTAGAACTTGCAATATTTTCAAAATTTGATAATTCACTTTGAATATTGCCGAAGTTTCCTTTGATAATATCTTCTCTAATCTGAGCAAACTTTCTCTCATCATTTATTAAATTATCATAATATTTTTCAGTAATATCTTTTTGATCATCTAAACTATCTTTAATAGTATCGTATTTATCATCTTCTAATTCTTTCTGTGCATCATTATCCTTTTTATATATGTCTAATTGATCTTGAAGATTTTCTTTTCTTAATTCTCTGGAACGATCTGTTTGTAATTTTTCAATTTCCTCTTGCTTTACTGTTAATTCTTTTTGTAAATCAAATCTTTTAGCATTTGCTTCATATGAATCATCTAATGCTAATTTATTTATTTGTTTTTGGATGTCAGATTCTTCTTTTTGTAGTTTATTTAAATTTTGAGTATAATCTTCTTGATTTTCTTGGTCATTTAATAAGTCTAATTTCTCATTAATAAAATCTTCAAATTGATTCATTTCTGATTCAATATTTTTAGTTGCTTGTTCATGTCTTTTATCTTCTGCATCCATTTGTTTATCAATAGCATCTAAAGCATAATCTTTCTGTTTTTCATATGCATCTTTGTAAATTGAGATGATATTATCTCCTAAAGACATTTTCTTGTCGTATAATGCTTTTTCATTATTTATTATTTCTTGAGTTGTATCTGAAATTGCTTTTTGCAATTCTTGATATCTTAATGTTCCTAAAGCAGTATCTGCTAATTCTTTTTGATATATTGCTAGTTTTGCTTTCAAGGCAAATTCTATATTAGCATATTGAATAGCTTCATTTTTTAAAGCATTATTGTATCCTTCTGTTCCATTTTCATTCATTTCCTGCTGAGATTGCGAAATTGATAATGCTAAATTATATTCATCTATTTTATTTGTTACTGCTTCAACTTCACTAGATGTTATTTCTGCTTGTTTATCAACTATTTCTTTCTGTTTGTTCCACCATTCAGCAGATAATGCCTTTCTTTTTTCTATAGTTTCTTTTAAGAATTGTTCATCTTTAAATGTACCTTCAGTAATACCTTTTTTCATATTCTCAATGGCTTGATCCATTTGTTTAGCTTGCTCTGCTAATTGAGTCTGAACACCTGTAATATTATTTTTCTGTACTTCTAATTCATTCCTATATTCTGGTGATGATTTAGACATACTTTCAGAGAACATTTTAGAGAAATTACTTTTTTGTTCAAATTCACTAATTATATTATCTGATTCTTGCCATAAATCTGTATACCATTCTTTAGAATTTTGAGCAAATTTCTTCTCTAATTCTAATATTTTAGCATTAATTTCTTCTTGGTGTTTAATACGATCTTCTGCTAGTTTTGCATAAGATAGATTTGATGAATCACCACTTATTGTACTTGTCATTTGCCCGTTAGAAAATTCTTTATATAAATTCCAAACAGAATTTTGCCATCTACCATCTGTAGCATATATACCAGTAGGTAAATTACCTTGATTGCCTTGATTTAATTTATCAAAACTAACATTTCCTGGAGTCATGCCCCAAGCACTCATTTTTTTAATTGCTTTTTCTACTTGATTTTCTAATCCTGCTTGACTATAATCTGAACCTGAATCATATGATCCATAGCCAAGATACATCCCTTTTTTGCCATCGCCAGATTTTCCCCAATTTGTTTCTTGCTCTCCAATTGCGAGTATTAAAGCTGGATCGACATTATATTTTTGTGCAAGTGATAAAACAGTATCTACAATTTCAGGAGATATATTATATCTGTCTATAGCAGAACGTGAAGTATTAGTTGTTATAGTTTTTTGTGTAGTAGTAGTATTAACATCATTAGTTAATAAATTATAAGGATTAACTGCTTTTTTATTAGCATCTGTAATTCCATAATGTAAATGTGGTGTACCTTTAGCATTGCCACTATCTCCAACATACCCTATTACTTGACCTGCTAATATTTCTTGTCCTATTCCTAATATTTTACTGGGATCAGTATTCATATGGGCATAATAATGTCTATTACCTTGAGGATCAGATATTGTTACACCCCAACCACCTTTAGTACCAGTATTGCCAGCACTTAATACTTTACCAGATGTAGTTGAATGTATTTCTGTACCTCTTTCAGCCATTATATCTATTCCTTCATGCTTACGAGCACCACCATCTCTAGGTGCTCCAAAGGAATCTTTTAATTCTTTGCCAGGAATAGGATTAGGTAATTTACCATTAGAAGTAGTTGTTATTGATACTGTATTTAATCCATCTTTTTGTTTTTTTAAATAATCAATTTGTTCCTTTATTTTTAAATTCTCTGCGTGTAAAGCATCTCTACGGTCTTTAGAACCTTTAATCATATTAGAAGTAGTGTCTTCTAATCTATTAAGTGCGTTGTCATATTTTTTTATTTCATTTGTTACTTCTTCCCATGCTAGGGATTCTGCTGTGGAGTTTGAGTCTTTTGATCTATCAATGCCAAAATTAGGATTATCCATTGAATCTATTAATTCTTGACTTAATTTCTTATAATTTTCTATTTCCTGTTTGCTTTTTTCTATCTCTGCTCTTGATCTTGACAAATCTACAACAGCTTGTTTTTCTTCTTCTGGTGTCATCTTACCAACATTTGCAGACATTTTCATGCCCATCTCTACTACTGCTGCTTCTGCATCTGCAAGATTATGAATTTGTTCTATTTCAATTCCATATGATTTTATTCTGTCTAATGTTGCTTTATTAATAATTTTAGTTTTTTCTATTTGAGTTTCAATTGCAGTTTTATGTTCTAATTTTCTTTCTTTAATTAACTTTCTTAACGCTTCTACACTAATAGTCATTTGACCATTTTCATTTTTTATTGCAGTAATTAATTTAGGATTTGTCTCTATTAGTTTTTGAACAGATTCAAAATTAATATCATTGCCTTCTGTAACATCACTTAATAATTTTTGATATTCATTTATTTCATCTGAAGATTTTTTATAGGTATCTGTTAATGATTTTATTGCAGTATCGTAATCTGTAAAAGAATCTAATTTAATTTGTGGCAATGCTAGAAAATCTTCTTTTAATTGTTTAAAAGTTTCACTACTTTCTAATTTTAAATCTTTAAATACTTTTTCTAAAGCAGATAAAGCAGTTGCTTGTTTATTTACTAATGTTTCATAATCTTTTTCTAACATTGGTGATTCTTTATATTCTTCTAGTGCTTTATTATATTCAGCAAAAATATTAGGTACTTTAGCTTCTCCTAATTGTTCTATAAAACCTCTAATATCTTTTACTCCTGATTTATTCAATTCTTCTGAATTATTTAATATGTCACGAATAAACAATGTTAAATTAGAAGAACCTAAATCAAAATTATCAAATTCTGAATATAATGCAGATGCTCCTGTAGACAATGTTTCAAATGTTTTATTTGATTCATCTTGAAATCCTCTTAACTCTTTTCTTAATCTTACAATATTTTCATCTATATCATTATCTGAATATATTGCATTTCTAAAAATTCCTTTACTATCTCTTAATTTTATAAATGCATCCAATTCTTTTTTTGTCTTATTTATATTATCTTTACTATTATTTAAACTTTCAAAATCTGCGTCACTAGTATCAATAAATCCATCTTTTAATGCTTTCTTTTTTTCTTCTCCTTCTTTTCTTTTGGCATCTAAATATTGTTCTATTAATTTGGTATTATTTTCAATAGCCTTTCCTTCAGCATTATAACGTATTACTGCTTCTGGGTACAATTCTGATAATCTTTGTGTGGCTTCTGCTAATTTTTCTTTCTCTTCTGTTGTCTTAGCTAATCCACCTGATAAATCTTCATATGTTTTTAACAATGTTTCCGTTTCTGTTATTTCAGATTTAAGAGACTTTAATTCATCTTTTAGTTTATTAAATTCTTCCCTTGCTTTTTCAGTTTTATGAAATAAATCCCATACTATTTCACCTAGTTTAGTAAGTGCGAATGAAATAGTTGTTATAATTGCTAATGGAAAAAACAATCCAGACATAAACTTTATTGTAGATGCCATTGCTAAACCTACGCCTCTTATTGAAAAAGATAATCCAGTAAAAGCAATAGTAGCTAATCTACTTGAAAGAGTTGCACCATTTAATGCAGTGGAAGTACCTTTTAACATTGCTATTAATGTTGCACCATTAGCTATTACTTTTGTTCTTAAAACATTGCTGAATAAAGAAAATGAAACCATCGTTATTCCTAAAGCTACTGTAGAAGCACCGAATGTTTTAATTATATAATTAATAATATTACCTAAACCTGTTAATGCAGATATTACATTTCTAATACCATCTGAAGAAAAAGTATTTAACCATACACCCTCAAAAACATTTTTCATTCTGGTTAGTTGTGCTTCTGTACCTTGTTGATAGAGATCAAATTTTTTATTTGCTATTCCTGCTTGATTTAATGATTCTTTATAGAGATCTATAGATTCTCCATAACTTTCCATTAGGTTCAAAAATCTTGCTTGCTGGTAAGTACCTGCTAAAGTTGTCGAAACATAAGCCTTTTGCCTACTATCTAATGTTTTCCATTTGCCTCCAATTTCATCCATTACTTTTCCAAAATTTCTAAATTGACCTTGATTATCTATTAATTGAACACCTATGGTAGCTAATGATTTAGCAACTTGGTTTACTTGAGTGCCATCTGTTTCATCAAAACCTCTTTCTTTTAAAGATTGCATCCTAGATATCAAACCTTTGATTGAGTTGCCTATAGTATACGCCGACTCCCTGCTCTTAGCCGAGATTATGGAAACCCAGGAAGCCGCTTTAGCAAACGTAACGTCTGTAGATCCAATAGTACCACCCATACGTTGGAATGCCTCTCCAATTTCATCAGCACCCGTCGCAGTTGCATCTCCCATATATGAAAATACATCAGCTGCATGTTCAGCACTAACACCCATACTATTAACAGTAGCAGTTAAAATTCTAGCAGATGTATTAAAGTCTAAATTTGATATTTTAGCATATTTAATTGCTGTTTCCATTCTTTTAAAGGTATCTTCTTGACTTAAACCTTGTCTTGCAAATTCAACTGCACCTTTTGCTACTTCTTGTGTAGCAATCCCCATTTGAATACTTAAAGCATGTATTTTTTCGCCTAATCCTTCAATTTGTTCTTGAGTTTTCATATAAACCATAGATAATTCTGTTAATGATTTATTATATTCATTTACAAATTGTATTCCTTCTTTGAAAAATGCAAATGATTGATAAAATACTGTACTAGCTGCCATCCAAATTGGAAACCGCTGCATGGCGATCCTAAATAATTCCATAAAAGATTTATTTGAATTATTTAATTCTGCAGCAGCAGTTCTTGCATTTGATACGATTCTTCTATATTCAACATCTAATTCTTTCATCTTTTTCTTTAAATTATCAGTTGAAGAATTTAATTTACCCACACCTGATAAATACGCATCTAATGCACTTTTATCAATATTAGAACCATATCTAGTACGTGCATTTTTAGATTCAAATTCTGCTATTTTTTTATACAATAATAATTTATGCTCTAAATCTTGTATTTCTGAATTGTTTTTACTTTTATTAGATAGATTACTTATTCTATTACTAGCTAATTTCCTTGTTTGTGTATCTAATACTTCAATATTTTTTATATAATCTACTAAATTTTTTATTTCATCTTTAGTTATAAATCCTTTATAATTTTTACTAATATCAGCAATACTTTTAAAACTAGAAATTTTAAATGTTTTTAAAGCATCGTTATTTTGTGATTGTTCTATATTTACTTTTCTTAAAGACTGACTCACAGAATCCCATTGAAACTTTAATTTTTCAATGTATCCTGCTTGATTTCTAATTTCTAAAGTCAATTTACCAAATTCATCAATTGAAGATTTATTAACTACATTCCCTCCAACAGATAAAGAAGATTTCATTTTTTCTATTTCTGATTTAAACATTGCCAATTCAGAAGTCATAATATTAAAATCAAATATTTTTTGTTTTTTTGTATTGCTACCAGAATTATTAACCATATCTTGAGTATTTTTAATAACTCTTTTTACTTCTGCTTCATATCTATTTAAAATTCTAAATGTTTCTTGAGGAATTACTTCTCCTTTTTTTATTCTTAAATCTAACGAATATAAATATTTTTGGAATGTTTCAACTTTCCTTTTTGCTTCATCTACTTCTTTTGTCCCTATTGGCATTAATTTAATTTGCTCAGCCATTTTATCAGAACTTATAACTTTAGGATTTAATTTATTTAATTGAGATTGATAAGAATTTTCTACTTTTGATAATAATTGTGCATTTTTTTTTATTTGATTAAATTGATTTTGCAAATCAGTTAATATTTTTTTATCTAATACTTCTATTCCCTTTAAAGAATCTTCAAAAGTCTTTAAAGCACTTTTATCTACAAAACTACCAAGTTTACCTTTATTTAAAGTTTCTATTAACCCTTTGAATTTTGCTTGAAGTGCATCAACTGTTCCAATACTATCTTTTTGTTCTCTATTAATCCTTATTAACATCTTGCTTACAGAGTCCCATTGATATTTATATTTTTCTACGTATCCTGTAGCAGAAGTAACTTCCATTGTTACTTTTCCTAATTCATCTTTGATTGTACTTACTCTTCTACCCGTTGTTTCAATATTTCTTTCTGTATGCATAATTGCTTTATTAAAAGCTAATAATTCTTTTGATTTATTATCAAAATCAAAATTAGGTGTTTTTATATTTTGCATGGAAGATGATATTTGATTTAACTGTGATATTAACTGTGAAAGTCCTGTACCACCTATTTTTATGTTTAATGTTCCAATCTTTTTCTGCAATTGACTTATTAAATTTTCTACTTCTGTGGTTATATTAGTTTTAGATGTTTTGTCCATTAAAATCTTTATTAGGATTGATAGATCATTGTTATTTGGCATTTATTTTTACCTCCTTTATAATAAAAAAATATAAAGAAGGTAAATTATACCTTCTTTATTACGCAACTAAAAATATTATTTGTTTTAATTTATTTTTAACTCCCTGTAAATTATATCTTAAATCTTCTGGATATAAATCAATTAATATAATTTCATTATCATTACATATTTTTATTTTTTCTTGCATCTTAACTTTATAAAAATCTTTCTTTGGCATACCAAAAAATTCTACTATGATATTATCATTAATCAACCAATCCATCCTTTTTAAACCACATCTTTTATCATCAATTAAATCTCTATATAAATATTCTTTAATATAATACATATTAATATCAATCATATAATTAGTAATTATTAACTCTGCTTTAGATAAACATATATCATTATTATTGGATAAATATATTTTCTTATTATAAATACTATTGCTATTTAATTCTAATCCTGCTTCAATACATGCTTCTCTGTATCCACCAAAATATCTTATATATGTAACTATACCTGGCATATCTTTATTATCCGTAATCTCTTGTCCTAAAGGTGTTCTACCCAATTCATTTGCAAAATTTTTAAGAGCAATTATAACATCTTTTTTATTATCTTCGTGTTTTTGTATAAAATAATCACTAGAATAATCTTTACGTATATTTAATTTCATTGCCATATTTATTAATTGAGTAATTTTCCTACCAGGGAATAATTTAATTAAATCCTTATTATCTATACAAGCATATTTTTCTTTTAATATATTTATTTCTTGTTCATCCCATTTATTAGATTCAGATATTCCTAGTTTATATGCTTTTGTTGTAAGAGATTCATATGTACGATTAGGAAATAATATTAATAATTTTTGTGGAGATAAATTATTATAATTTTCTTTTAATAAATCAATTTCTTCATCTGTCCAATAATAATTTTCTCTTTGTATATTTAATTTAGATGCTTTTTGGCATATTTCATCTTTGGTAAATGGTTTTAATAATTCAATTAATATATACCATTCTTCATAAGGGTATTTTTCTTTAAGAATTTCTATTTGTGTTTTAGTCCATCTATCATTTCTTTTATTTATTCCAAGTTTATTTATTATATTACATATACTTGCTCCATCATTATAACCATATTTTTTAGCAATCTCATTTAATTCCATATTATTTAGATAATCATTTTTAATTCCTTCATAATCTTTGTTGCAATATGTACCATTGGAATTCAAAACTCGTAATCCCATTTTATTAGCTTTATGTCTTATTACTGTTTCTGTTCTTTTAATCATTAATAATTTTTGTATTTTTTCTATTTCATTAGATGGATAATAATCAATTAATACTTGTTCATCACACAAATACCATTCATCTTCTCCTAAAATATTAATTAATTTTAAAAAATCATTCCAAGTGCCAAAACTTCTTTGATATACTCCAACATCTGGATAACCATTTTTCTTTTTCATTTCTTTTCCTAAAGGGTATTTATCATTTTCTTTATAAAATCTCCAAAATTCACTTATTAAAAAATCATTACTATATTTAAAAACTCTCCTTAATTTTTCATGTTCTCTTTTTGTTTTAATTTGTTTTTCTGTTTTACTTCCTAATGCTGTAGCGATTTCACTATCAGTCATATTTAAATAATTTTCTTTTAAAAATTCAAATTCTTCATTTGTCCATATATTCGCTTTTATTTTAATTCCTGATTTATTTAAAATTAAAATAATATTATTCTTTTTTAAATTATATTTTATTACTAAATCATCTAATGACATACCATTTTTATAATCATTCTTAATATTATTATGTATTATATTTATATTTTCATTAAACGATTTAAAACCTAATAAATGAAATGCTTCTTTTAAAGAACCAAATTTTGTTTTATAAATTGATGCACCTAGATAATTTTTATTTTTATCTAACTTTCTTCGAGTTGGTACTTCTCCAAACTCATTATAATATCTTTTTAATTCATTAATTAAAAATTCATCAGTATGTTCACTTTTGATATTTTGTTTACTCATAAACAAACCATCTCCTTTAATTTATTATTTTATTAATCTAACAATACTAATTAATCTACCAACCAACCTTTACTCCTCAATAATCAAATTAAAAAATAAAATAGGGAAAGGGTATGAGGAGATGTAAAAAACCCTTTATCAGTTAGTTGTACGGACTAACCTATCCCAAACTACAATAAATAAAATAAAAAAGAATCTACATTTTTATAGATTCTTTAATACTTTAAAATCAAAAAATCAATTATATTTAATTGTTATATTGTTATATTGTTATATTGCTGTACTGCTGTGTTGCTAATTCATTAATTAACTTATTAATTTATCTATTTTCACATACTTATAATTATATTTCTATTTTATTGTTATTATACAACATATAAAATGGTATGTCAAGATATAAATGAAAATAATTATATTAATAATCTAAATAAAATAAATACAATCTAAATAAAATTAAATAAAATCTAAATAAAATAATCACAAGTAGTAACTAAGATTTATAAATTTTATTTAATATCATATTTAATATTTAACTCAAATTTACCTTAGTTACTTATTTCTAATTATTTCTAATTATTTAATTAATTTATGTGTCAATTTACGATTTTACAAACCCTTATAAATAGTACGTTTACAACACCTCAAAAATTCAAAAATCATGACAAATGAGGATTTTATGTTGATTTCATATTTTCTAATTCTTTATTTTTATTCATTAAATTTTTAATTTTATCTCTAACTTGTGCCTTACTTATTGGTTTAATATATGCAGACCTCGTAGTTTCCGTACTCTTATGATTACCCATTTCGGCAGCTAACGACAAATCTCCCGTTTTTTCGTAAATATTATTCAATGCACTCTTTCTTACGCAGTGACAATGAAAATCATCTAATCCAATAATAGTACCTATTGCTGTAATTCTCCTTTGTAATGAACCTTTACTCATTTTACGATAAACTTTACCATAATAACTAATAAATAATGCATCTACTTCAAGATTATCAATTTCTTTTCTCTTCTCAAACCACTCTTGAATCAAAACTAATGTTTCTTCTGATATACTCACTTCAACCAGATAGCCTCTTTTCTCCCTTATATTTGTAAATACACAATTCTCTATATCTAAATCACTTATTTTAAGTTTCTCTACAGCACCAATTCTATTAGCACTATCTAATAAAACTTCAAATAATAACTTATCAATAATATCAAATCTCTTTTCATTCTTTAATCCTTCACGAATTTCTTCTATTTGATCATCGTTCAAGAAATATGAATTAATAATTCTTTCTTCACTAGCACCTTTCATTCTATCTAATTTCTTATCGAATGGATGCCTATCAATTAATCCACGTTTCATAGACCATAAATAGAATGTAGATACAGCAGCAATTTTATTATTAATAGTTTTCTTATTATTCTTTAAAGTATCTTGACAAAAACTAATAAAACTTTCCATTATATCAATTGCATCAACAAATAAATCATCAGAATATAAATCTATATTATTCCATTCTTCAGATAGAAATACCATGAATTGCATAAAATTACTTGCATAGGTTTTGAAAGTGGTATCTTCAACATCCTTATTCTTAATAATACTAGATTTAAGATACTTTTGATATTTAGCAATATTTGTTGGATTAATCTTTGCTTGTTTTTCTTTAGTGAAATACTTTACTTTTGTTATTTTAGACATTAAAAGCACATCCTTATATTTTATTTTATTTTTGTTTTTATAGTAGGGTAGAGAGCAGTAATTAAATATACTACTCTCCAAAATATAATTATATTTACAATTTATTTAATTAATCTACATTTCTAATATGGTAATAGATCTTCCCATCTTTATAATTATCAACATCCATATTTTTTTCTATAATTATTTTATCAATTATATTATCATTTTCTCCATATTCCCTTGTAATTATCTGATCTACGATTCCTTTTGTAAGATTTTGAACATCAAAGGATTTCTTACAATCAAATTTTAAAAATACAATAATAGATTTATCCCAATCTACATTTAATTCTTCTTTGGGAGTCAATTGATGCGAAGGGAAGTTTTTAATCCAATTATTATATGTATTTGTTTTTACAGTAATATTTTTATTTGTATAATTACTCTTAACTGTCTCATAAAGGTAATTTTCAGAAATTCCATGAACATCTAAAATTATATATTTAGACATAGGAGGATTTAAATTAGCAATTACATCTTCTAATTTGGAAATAACTTTATTCTTATATGAAAGCATTTGTCCTCTACTTTTATTTCCTGTTTCTTTTTGTTTCTTAATTATGTCATTTGTAACTTCTGCAACTGCCAAAGCAAATGAACCTTTACCATTATCAATTAATGCCTGTTTTCTATCATTTAAGGAATTAATAATAATACTTTGAATAGAATTCTTTTCTTTACCATCTTTATTTTTATGATAAATCATACATTCTTTAAATTCTTGGTCTATTGATTCTAAATTACAATTCTTAAAAGTATTTCTTATTCTCTTATTAGTAGAATATTTATCAAGTTTAGTTTCTTGCTCTTCAGTAATATATTTAGATACATACGCACCATTTTGTCTAAGTGAAGGTAGTACATCTTCAAATGCCCATTTCTCGAATTTTTCTGCTTCTGGCAATTTTGATTTTATTATAAGTCTATAAACATCTCCTTCAGGTATTAAAGATATTTCATTTCCTCCATCTTTAAAGTTGTCGTTTTTTACGACACCCTTACAATGTCTAATAATAGCATCTCTTGGGTTGCTATAACCTAAAATATTTGCAATATCTTTTGCAATAAAATAATCCTTACCATCAATAGTAACCATTCTTAATTTCCCTAATTCTCCTGTAAACACTTGAATTTCATTTTTCTTTTCCATAATCAAAAAACATCTCCTTTAATATTTTATTTCCTTAAAAAGAGTGATAAAACAGTCAGTCACTAAGGAATGTGATTTTCGGGTGTACTTTCCTAGACTGTTTTTATATCATCACACAAAAATACCCACCACAAATAAATGTGATAGTCATTGTTCTGCAATAAATTAATCTACAATAAAATAAAAAGAGAGCAGGGAATAATCCCAAACTCTCTAGTTAATTATATTGCTATTTAGTTATCTTGCTATAATATCAAAATATTAAACTGTTAAACTATGTATATTCTTTAGCACCTACTCACCTTCAACCTTAACTTCCAAACCTGCAATAGCATCCTTTAATTCTTTACCTTCCTTAAACTTAATTTTATTCTTTGCTGGAATATCAATTTTCTCTAAAGTTTTTGGATTTTGACCCGTTCTTGCTTTCTTACCTAAAATTTCCCAGTTACCGAATCCAACTAGTTGTACTTTTTCTCCTTTACCTAATGCTGTCTGAATACCTTTAAGTGTTGATAGAATTGCAATTTCTGCATCTTTCTTGGTAATACCTGCATCCTGTGAAACAAAAGTAATTAATTCTGGTCTGTTCATAAATCATTTCTCCTTTTAATTTATATTATTTTTATTTCCTCAGTTCTTTTTCTGAGGTTATTTGTAGTATACAATTATTTTTACAATGTGTCAATAGGTTTATGAAAATATTTTTGAGATTATTTTAGAAAGTTGAATTTATTTTTTTAATATGAATAGGGCAGGGAAGAGCACACAAAACTACTTAACAGCACTATTACCCAATCTCCTCCTTAGAGCATTTTTCATAGTTTCAACATGACTATTTGAATCTTTTATATCTTCTCTTGTACCTTTTATAAATTGCCTTGGTTTATTCCAAGGTTGGTCTAATGTCCCGTATCCATATTCAATGTTAAAACTTAATGATTTACTTAAATCTACACCACCATAACCCCTGCCATACATTGAAGCAAATTCATGATTAAAATCTGCAATATCTTGAACTTTTAGCACTCCATCATCAATTAGAGTAGATTCCATTTGTTTAATATCTCCAAGTGAACCATTTTCAAATTGCCTACGTTCATATTCAATAGGATTAGGATAAACTGCATAAACATCTGATGCAACGTGTTTTTGTATTTTTTCTTTAACCATTGTAGAAACTTCTTTTTTTAGGGAATCATTTATTTGTTTTTGGATGTGTAATTGTATTTTTAATAACTGTTGTTGTAAAGAGGCGATTTTATTCACCTCCTTTACAATCATTTTTAACAATAATGAAAGGATAACCTTTATCAGTTATCATAAATTGTTCTTTTATTTGTTTCTTTGCTCTAATCCTTTGTAAATCATAACCGTCTAATATATTATTAAGTAAATTTCTAAATTCATCTTTATAATACATTTTTGCAGTTTCTAGAGAACATTCATAATCATTTAAAAATTTATTTAAAACATCATCTATGGTAAAATATATATTATCAGATAATTCTTTAATGCAATTAGTAAATATTGTAAATCTCTCTTCTTTACAATTTCTACGTCCTTTTTTAATTTTACCTAAATCAATTAATTTTAATTTCAATTGTTGTTCAATATATGAATAAGAATAATTTAATTGCTTAGAAATATCATCTATTGATTTACCTGAATTATACATATTTAAAACAACATCAATATTTATTTTTCTTCTTTTACCTTTTATATATTCTTTAAATATTAAATCACCTAATGTAATATTTACCTTTCCACCATTTGAATAATCTATATTATATTTAGGAATTTCATTAGCAATATAATATATTTCATAAATATGTGCTTCATTTCTAGTCATCATATTACTTATGTATATTTTATCAATTTCTTTATACCATTTTTTCTTTTGTTTATGTTGTTTTAATCTTATTTTTATATCATTAGTAATACCTATATACAATAATTCATTATTTATATTATAAAATTTATAGACTAAATATGTATTTATATCATCATTAATATTCTTCATATTTTATCCACTCCTTGTCGTGTTATTTTATTAATACTATTTCCTTGTATTATTTCTTACCTATAAAAAATAAAAGAAGAGAGGACACAAGGAATCCTCTCTTATCAATTGGGGTAATTACTCCCAATCTATCTAATATTAAATTAAAACTATTGCATTATAATGATAAATACGATATAATTATATTGACAATCTAAAAATAAAACACGTTGATATCGGAGACAATGGATATTTATATGTACTGTGCGTAGCACGAACTTTCTTTTAGTAGCCTAGTAGTTAGTCTTAGGTATTATCTATTAAGTATATAAGTAATAGTATAGGTATAGATATAGATAGTATAAGTAATAACTATATTATCTTCTTATTCTTATATAACTTATTAACTTCTCTATATTGATAATCAGGTAGTATATTCTTTATTTCTTTCTTATTAAACAAACTTACAATACAATTATTATATTCATCATTTAAATTAACTATATCATTTTTAATTATGTATTCTTGATTACTTTTATTATTTGTGTTAATCACACTATTACTTATTATGTATTTATTAGGTAAACTCATATATTTTCCACAGTGTTGATTCTTCCTAGTTATAATTATTTCATTTTCATTTGCTAATTCTACTATATATTTAGATATTGAATCATTTGATATATTAACACTTTCTGCGATTTGTTTATATGTCATGTAAAATTCACCATTATTGATCGCATATCTCTTTGCATGAATGATTAACGCATAAAACAATAACTTTTTAGGTTTCTCTTTATATTTAATAATCTCCATCATTTCATCTCTATTAATAGAAATATCTCTAACTTCACCTTTTATTCCTCTATTATTTTCATAAACAAACTTAATAATATTTTTAATATCTCTTAGATATTCTCTTTCTGGAGTTTTATAATAATCTCTACTTTGCTTAGACATCCATTCAATTAGTAATTTCTCATTTTCTTCTTTATCATAACCTAAATGATTATAATATCTAGCAATTTTCATTAATGAATGATGTCTTGAACCTAATATAGTTAAACCATTTTCAATAAGATTTTCTATGTATTCAATAGTATATTCTGCATCAATATATAAATTTTGAGAATTTGCAGGTTTAGATTTGTTTTTAATCTCATCATTAAAATAATTAATATTTTGTCTTTCTTTTCTTGATTGTTTTGCTTTATCAAATACTATGTCAAGAAATTCTCTTGGTAATTGATTAATTTGATATAAATATTCTATTGATTTTATATGTTCTAAATTATTATCAATATCACAAAAATAACATTTCTTTTTAGTAACTTGATGGATGCTCAATTCTAGTTTTACACCATAATTATTCTTTGGACGTAATTCAATTTTTTCTTTTAATTGTAATAATGAATATTTCCAATCCATATCTAATACTTTCAATACTCCATAATCAATAGAATAGTATAATTCTTCAATTATTAAATCATATAAAAATTCTATTTGTTTATAACTTACTACATTATCAAAAAATACTAACACATGATAACCTTTCTTTCCAGAAAAACTTGCATTAATATATTTATCTTCAATTCCATATTGTTTAAATATATTAATAATCTTATAAGTTACCCATTTTGCTTGATTCAAATCTTCTCCAAAATCTACATCTATACATATAAATTTTGTATGAGTATGACAAAAAACACCTACAGTTTGTTTTGACTGTAAGTGTCTAATCAAAATATTTTTATTATCTTTTAAATTTCCCCACTTATATATCCATTCATAATCTCCATTAGGTTTTTGTATTATAAAAGGATAATAGGTAGTTACATATAATTCATACATCTTATCTGCTAATTTTTCGTAATTAATTTTAGTTACCATTTTGTTACCTCCATATCTATAGCATGATAGTTTGTTTCTTATATTGCTTTATCATTGCTCTTAGTACAGGGGTATCTTTAAATAAAAATACTTTAAATCTTAAATCTTCTTTATTGTCATCAATCTTTAATAATTCAAATCCTTTACTAATTAACCATGTTGCTAATTTCTGAGTTCTTATTACATACATAATTTGTTACCTCCTAATTATAATTATTATTTATATTATTTGTTACTTTTTTGTGTAATTTTCAACACAAAAAGAAACATAGTTTTAAATGTTTTATTTTCTATTGAAATAATTTGTTTATTGTTTTATATTATGCAATTATATTCCCAATCTAACTAACACCCAATTTACCATCAATCTCACTCAATCTTTTCTCACTAATCTCAATTGCCCTTTCACTAATATCACAACCAATATATTTCCTACCTAATTCTTTTGCTACTACCATTGATGTTCCTGATCCCATAAAGAAATCAGCAACAATATCATTTTCATTTGATGAAGATTTAATTATTCTTTCTAATAGAGATTTTGGTTTTTGGTTATTATATCCTGTTCTTTCTTTTGCTCTAGGATTTAATATATCAATACACCACACATCATCAATTTGTCTTTCATATTGAGGAAAATATTTAACACTTCCATCTTCATTTCTAATTACATCACCATTTTTATCTTTCCTATTTTGATATAATTTAGGATTCTCAATTTCTTCATATAAATGATTTATTTTATTTTTACCTTTAGAATAAAATAAAATATTATCATGCATTGATTGTAATTTTATTTCTGATTTACCACACCATCTTTTATAACTCCAAATTATTTCATTCCTAAAACAATCAAATCCAAATATTTCATCCATCAATACCTTCATATAATGCACTAACCTATAATCCATATGTAAATATATACTACCAGTATCCTTCAATACTCTATACATTTCCTCAATTCTTGGTCTATACCATTCAATTGCTTGCATAGGAGTACCTAGATTGTCATTATAGTCTTTGAATCTTTTTCCTGTGTTGAAAAGAATATCACTGTAGATGAGATCAATATAGTTATTAGGTAGTTGATTAAGCAATTCTAAATTATCCATTTTATATACTTTGTTTAATTCAATCAATTCAATCAAATAATAATCACTCCTTTTATTTTATTATCTTTTATTTTTATCCTATTAATCATTATTATACACTCATACAAAACAAATGTCAACACAATTATATTTATAATCTGTAAAATTTAATAAAAAGTAAAGAATCAACGCATAACCATACTAACTACATATAGGAAAGGTGACATAAATGTACTTTTTGTATTTATTAGTTTCATACAATATTATTTTATAATTAAATAGAGTAGGAGAAATATGATAGCAATTTTGCAATTAGGTATGCGTATTAATCCTGACTCTATTAATTATATTTGAAATTTTGAAATTATATTAATTATCAATTATATTTACAATTTATTATATTTGTATTATTTTACTATTCAATATCAGTAATTTCTATTTTATTAACTAATTCATTAGTTTCATCTACATCATCTATTTTATTAACTAATTCACCATCCACCTCCACCAAACCATCACCCATAATCTCATTTTTCTTAATTTCTTCATTCAACACTCTCATAAATTCTTCCTGCTGTTTAAGTGAATCCATTTTTCCCTGCATAATATCAAAAATAGCTTCATTAAAATTCTTAATCTCTTCAGCACAATGTTCTTCCATTTTATTAATAATCTCTTTTAGTATTTTTTGGTCAACTAATAAATTAATTAACTGCAATTCTTCTTCAATTGATTTAATCTCAATATTTTTCAATGAAGTAAAGTTTGTAATGAGAAGTAACATTGTGTACTTTTCTAAATCTAAATTAGCAAGTGATTCATTATCTTTAACTATTTGATTAATATCTAATAATTTTTGAAATACTTTCTCTATAATAGAAGGACGGAACTTTAAATCAATAAGTAGAGTGTAGTCATTAGATAAAGTTATTTGTGCTGTTTTGTTGTAGGTTTTTGAATCTAGGTCTTTAAGATTAGATAAATTTAACTCTTTATTTTTTGCCATAAGGGTATAACCTCCGTTTATTTTTTATTTTTTATTACATACTATAATACTATTATATTTACAATCTTATTCACTACTTAAATTGTTCTTTAACTTTTCCTTTGCTTTCTTCCTTTCTTTTCTACCTTTTTCAATTACTTTTACATCGCACCATCCTTCATTTTCATCATTTCCATCAATTTTACTATAATTTATAACTCTTAAAACTTTATCAGGGTAGAGGTAATTCCAAATCTTAGCCTTGAGTAAAAAATCTGGCGTAGAAAATCCTTTTGTGTCGAAATTTATTATATCTCCGTTTGTATATTCTACTTCAAAATCAGGAATATAGTAAATTGCTTGATACTTTTTACCATGTTTCTCAAATTTATTTTGTAATAAATATTTGGGTTGTATTTTTATACTCTTAACTATTCCTTTTTCTTGTTGAGAGAGAAGGTACACATAGAATCTGTATTCCAGATCACTAGAGAAAGTGTATCCGTTTAATGTTCTTTTTTCTTTTGATTTTGATGATGTATTCACGTTAAATTTTGATCTTGCCATATAAACACTCCAATTCTTTTAATTTTATTTTTAAAACAAAAATAACTATCCTAAGAAAAATACAAGATAGTTATTTCTAATCTAAATTTATTTTACTTTCATCAAAAATCACACACTCACTAAACCCCTATAAAATAAGGGTTTCTAATTTCCAAAATCATGATCAAATCTCAGTTTTATAACAATAAAACTAAAAAATAAGGATTAATCCATGTTGATGCATTTTTATTATGCATTAGTATGAAGTAATCCTTATTTTAAATTTTTGTGTTAATAAATATAATTAAATTTATTCAATACTTATTATGTATAAATATAAATATTTTGTTTTACATTATTCAATTGTATTTACTTCTACTTACCAAACTAACGCACCTTAATTAGTTGGTTAAGTATGGCAGTAAATCGTCAAAAGAAAATGTTTCGTAGGGAATATTATTGGTATTAAAATACTCCCTAACTTTGTCTACTAATAGTCCAGGAGTGTCTACTGAAACTTGCACTTCAAACCCCCAAGGGTTGATAATAACTTGCTGTAGTGCCCAATTTACTGCATCTTGTGTTTTATTTGGCATAATAAAACCTCCCTTAATTTATTTTTTTTAGTTTGGAATACCATATGCTTTTATTGTTATAGACCCACCCGTAGGCGCATTAGCGCACTTTACGGATATTTGGACACCAAACCCTAATGTTGCTAGCGCTGCTATATCGGATTTGCTGATTATTTGTGTTTCTCCTCCATATCCACCAGTTAGAACCTTTATCGCTGTAGGTAACAGTCCTGCACCGTTATCGTACACATAAATGTTAGGATTAGCATTGTGACTGGCATTATCTAATGTAGTAGCTACATATAAAAATATTTCTCTATATGGTGCTACAGATGTAAATGGTAGAGCTGCTGCGAATCTTTGCGTGGTGTCTGTAATTGCAAGTGCGTTGAAGGATGTTTGTAATAGTACCGTATTTTTATTTGTAATCTGTACACCATTAGTTACTCCCGGCGTGGATTGGTCTATGCCAACCTTTCCGATAATTGCACTACCAGCAGTCAGACTTGGCAGTGTAAGTACGTCAACATCCCCGATATTGTTTGTTCCCGCAGGTAAACTATCAGTTAGTTGCATACTCTTTTCCGTATTAACTAACGGACTAACCTTCCCAACAACAGTTACATTACCACTAACATATCCACTAATTCTTGCACGTACAGATTTTTCACCAGCAACTTTAATTTCATATAATCCTACTGTAGTACAACTACTACTAATTGTACCATCATTTTTTGTTGCTAAAACAGGATACCAATTTGTATCATCAATTGAACTCTCAAAATTAATTGTTGCTGAAAAAGTACCTCTGACTTCTAATACTGCTGTTGCATATTCATTTACGTTTAATAGTGTTCCATTACCATTTGTTGTTACTGCATTTTGCATTGTTAAATTAGCAGGGGAATAACCGCCTGTAATAGATGTTTCTGATTTAACTCTTAATGCTCTTGATATACCATCTTTAAATGTACTTAAAATATCATCGAGAGCGAAAATAGCCATATAATAACCTCCTTAAATTATTTTACTAATTTATAAACCATTGATTTTAAAGAGTTTTATTTTCTAAAAATTGTGATAGAACATTGCTTGATTATAATTTACAAAACTTGATTTTCTAATAATTCATTACATAATAATTTTTTATCATTTAATATTTTAAATTTATCAATAGGAATATCTTCAACTATTAACCCACCAAATAAATATGAAATAAATTCTTCTACTCCTAAACTTGAATCAATACTATGTTCAGTATTTAATTCAATTGTAGTATCAATATTTTCATTTCCATCAAATCCTTGCCAAATTGTATAAACTTCTGGAGTAACTAAATTACCTCTATTATCAATATAAAATTTATCAACTTGTGTTGAAGTATTTTCAATCCCTAATAAATAATTAAATAATGCAAAAATTTCTGCATTATCATCAAACTGATAAGTATCATCAAACTGATAAGTATCATCAAACTGTGTTGTGTCATCATAAGCATCTTGTGTTGTATATAAGATTCCTTTTAATTTTAATTTTTTATCAGATGTAATTCTTGCTATGGGTAAAGACAATATATCACCTCCGTTTTAAATTTGAATTGTATTTAAATTGTTGGATGATAAATGAATGAAAATGTTGTGTGTGAGGGGATTGATGTGTGTGCGTGTGTTAAACTAATATTATTTAATTATAAACTTGCGCAATGTTTATAATTAATATATATACATAATATCCTTATTAGTTATTTTACGAAGTTTACCAAATCTAAATTGTCTTTCATATTGAGATGTTATTACTTTAGAATTATCTATATCGAATTTTATCCAAGAATGTCCTGTAGATATATATTTTTTAGCATATTTAAGTAGATATAGTAGGATTAGATTTGATGGGAGTTTATC